ATAGCAGATGCCATTGGATGGGATCGATCTAAAGTGAACCGAGTTCTTCAAGGAAAACAGGATTCATCCTACTTTCTGAGCAAAATAGAACAGGTCTTTGGAAATATAGATGAGGTCAAAACGAAAGAAGTGATCAGAGATGATAACTATCGGGTGATCCGAAAGTTCGATACCGAAGCTAGTGGAGGAGCAGGGACTCTGACTACTGATGAAAACGGAGAACAGATTCACGTGATTACCGAGTGGCTACCGAAGTTACCAGATCAGAGCCTAGCCTTTATCACGGTAGTCGGTGACAGTATGAGTCCATTGATGGGATCGGGAGATACGATTCTCGTTCATATGAACAGTGGGTTTTTGGGAGATGGTGTCTACGTCCTCAGACTCTGGGAGTCTCTCCATGTCAAACGAGTTCAACGGGTAGCCCAGGATGAATACCGGATCGTTTCCGATAACCCGATCTACAAAGACTTGACGATTACGGCTGATGATAGTGACGGGTTTACAATTGTCGGAAGGGTAGTCCGTTTAGTAAAGGCACTATGATTGATCAATATTTGGACTATCTACGGACCTATCGTTCTCAGAGGACTGTTGATACCTATCGGCCACAATTAGCCCGGTGGCAAGCGTTCTGGAGATCCGATTCCATCAACTACGAGACTTTCAAGAACTACGTGGATCATCTCCGTTCCGAAGGATTATCCGATGGTTCAATCAATTCTCATCTCCGATCCCTGAAAGCCTATTTGAACTGGTGTCATAAGTATCTGAACCACCCGAAGTACCATGTCCCGATGCTAAAAGTGAATCGGAAGATTCCACAGGTCTGGACTAGTCATCAGCTAGAGATCATGGAAACCATTCTCAATCACCGAGCACAGAGATCCAGAAGATACCAGATTCTTCGGAGAACCCATTATATGCTGCGGTACACCGGAATGAGAGCAGGAGAGGTCTTCCATTTGAACTGGATGGATATCGGATCTGGAATCCGTATCGTGGCAAAGGACGATTGGACAACGAAGAATAAACAGGACTCGATTCTACCGATCCATCCGAAGCTACTGGAGTTTTTACAGATCGAGAAGCATGAGGGGGAAACTAATTACCTGGACAACCATTTCAAGGAACTGAGTCACTTGACGTATTCGATGAGAAAGTTTCAAAAATCCATTGACTTAGATGGACCGAAACCACTCCATGGCTATAGAGCCTCAGTTGCTACCGAACTATTATCGGGAAACATGAACCCAATTCACGTGCAACATCTGCTACGACATGAACGAATTAGTACTACAGAACTCTATCTGAATACGACCCATTTGCCGCTACAGGAATTAGTCAATTCGTTAGGAATTAACAGAGAGGATACAGAGGATGTTACAAATGATACGTGGTGGCCAGAGCGGGAATCGAACCTGCGACACACGGATTTTCAGTCGTTGGAAGAAAAGATAGATAAACTGTTACGATTAGTACAGAAAGACTAGTAAGACCAGATCCAGGGACGGGGAGATTTCGCAGTATTGTTTAAATCGTCACAGTGGAGGAACCTATTGGTTCTCGGTCCTTTCATTTTAAATCCGAGTCCAGTCATCCCGTACTTTAGACAAAGTTTCATTAACTCGTAGGCTTCCTGACCAAAGATCTGTATGTCTACGGCTCTTCCTGTGGTATGTGGACCTGTTGATCCCGTTGATGAAATCTCGGCATTGTATCGAGGACACCGATAGGCTGAAGTAATGATCATCGGTTGCTGGAATTCATCACGAATCAACTGTAGTTTTTCCAGAAAAGCTACGTTCATCTGGTTTCCACCACAGCAACTACAACTAAGTTCTCGGTGCTTAAAGTTCCGGGTCTCCATCATTTCTTCATCCGTTTAAACATTTTGACTCCGAAGACGAGTCCTGCTGGTGCGCCAAGGGCAACGAGACCCATTTCCAGGAATCCGGTATCAAGTGCTAGATTGAATAATTCTTCCATTACATCTCCTTCGTGATTCCACTACAGACCTGAGCGAAATAAAGTGATCGTTCTTCTCGTTCTGCATCCGTTAAAGACATGACTTCTGTCTGGGTATACTGCTCTCTGAATTTATCGATCACACAAGAACATCCCTGACTAGCCATACTGAACGCAAAGTTCCAAGGCATCCCCTGAGCTTCGTAGGTCGGTATCAATCGGTGTGTACAGTTCCCTGTCCACATGAACAAGTAATGGGTCTTGTAGTCGAGTTCGGTAGCAGAAACTGATGTAGCGAGGAGTAACAGGGGGAGCAGGAGTTTCATCGGTTGTGTATCGTTTCCTTGAGTTCCGATATTGCGACTCTCATTTCCGATAGAATCGTATTAGTCTCTCGCATTGTGCTGATCAAAGCGGAATTAGACTCCCTCATCAGTGATCGAAGTTCATCATCGTTACGAGAATCTTTGTCTAAATGGATTTTTCTCTCTTCTGCAAAGCCTTTGAGCAGGTAAACGATCAGATATCCTGCAAAAGCCAGAGAAGCCATCGTTCCACCTAAATCTGTTAGTACTGCTACAAAGTTCTCTGGCATTGCTCGGCCCTTAGTTAATCAGTTGGTTCAGTGGGCCAGGTGATGCCCGTTAGGTTCCCGTCAGAATCTAGTGACGGTGTCTGTGTGGTTATGTCTCGTAGAGCCTGTCGGTAGGTTTGCCACTCGGTTTGATTAGTGTTTGGGTAATCGGAGACCATTCGCCAATCAGTTTCGGCTAGAAGTCGATTCCGTTGTTGCCGCATTCTAAAAACTGCCTCTTCTACTCTTTCTGTTGCGATTTGTTGTGCTGTTTTAATTACCTTAAACATTAGGTTCTCCATACAATTGGACAAGGCACTTCGCCTTCTGTTACTTCAAAAGTATAGTCAGTCAAATCCTTACTTTGATCTGGTACAGCTTTAGATGATTCGTAGTAATAACGGACAGTTGCGGCATCACGGGTCACATTACCAATAAATGGACTGTCATCATCAGGTTCAGCGTAACCACCTTCTGGAATTACAGATAAGTCAACAGGTGTACCATCTATGGTTATTATGAGACCACTGACTGAGACTTGCGTAGTGTGATTGCTGGCAATTGGGGATAGAATGATTTTCATAATATTTGCTCCTTAAAACCAGTGGCCGATTGCCATTAATTGTGCTTGGACACCATTTGAATTAGAGCCTTTATATATCCAAACTAAAACGCTTGATGTCGATGGGCCGCTATTTAAGCAAGCCCCAGATCCATTACTGTCTGATCCGGTAGCTATAACTCTAACGTTCCCTGAAAATGCCGATGGAAAAGTCCATGTAACTTCTATATAATATACTGTCGCTCCTGTAATCAATGAAGTACTGGTATCCGTAGTTCCACTTACGGAATCAAAACAAATCATCGTCCCATCCGCATACTTCACATACTCACCATTAGCGTTACTACCACGTTCAATAATATCACCAGTAGGTGTTCCAGAAGATTCGCTTACTGTACCAACTGCTGCATTGCCTAATGCTGGAAAAGTCACACCACTGCCAATCGTCCCACCAGAAATTGTTCCAGCCGTAACCGTTCCAAGATTGTTTGCCGTTCCTGCAAACGTAGCGTTTCCGCTTGAATCTATCGTTAACCCCGTCACGCCAGCATCGGAACTGTCTCCCTGTAACACTAAACTGCCGTTGGTTGTATTCGGTCTGATCGTGTCCAGTTGTGCGGTAATGCTACCAGATGACTCGGTTGCCATCGTGGTGCTGTTTAGTTGTATCTCTCCTGCCATTACTAACCTCTAACGTGAAGGGTTCCGGTTATATTGATCGTGCCTGTCGTGTTGTAGAGTCCATCGAAGATGAGCATTTTCCCAGCAAGCGTTACCGTATTCGTGAAACTGACGGGACCGACATAAAAACGATGGTCACTGGCTGAAACCGTGAAACTGTCGGTAACGGAGTTCGGGTGTTCAAAAGCATTCGCCACTCCTGCGGTAAAGACCTGGGACTGCGTGACCCATTCTACGTCAGTGCCCCCCGAATTGAGCGCTAGGACTTTGCTGCCGTTGCCAGAATAACTCGGTAACAGGTTCGACCTTGCGGCAACTTCAGTACTTGCTCCTGTGCCTCCATCGGCTATAGCGATATCGGTGATTCCTGTGATCGATCCACCTGTGATAGAAACCGAGTTTGCTGCTTGAGTGGCTATGGTTCCCAGACCGAGAGAAGTCCGTGCAGTCGTACCGGATTCAGTGACCCAGTTCGTTCCGTTGCCAACAATAAAGTTCCCATCTGTTACGGCTAATGCCGCAATGTCATCTAACTGGGTATCCCAGGCTTGAACCGAAGATCCGATGTCTGAATCGACTACTACGTTGCTCCCTCCGTTCTGGAGGGTTCCGGTAAAATTGGCTGTTGTATCGTCATACTTTGCAGTGTCTGCATCATATCCCTGGACCGTACTCCCGATGTCACTGTCTACCAGAACATTTGATCCACCGTTTTGTAGAGTCCCTGTGAAGTTTGCAGTGGTATCCGCATAGTCCGCATTCGTGGAACTATACGCTTCGACATCTGTCCCGATGGTCAAACCAAGAGAGGCTCTAGCCGTAGCACCGGATTCTGCAACCCAAGTAGTCCCATTGCCGACAATGATGTTTCCGTCCGTAACTGCAAGAGCACTGATGTCATCGAGTTGCTGGTCCCAAGCCTGGACCTGAGATCCAATAGTAACCCCTAGTGATGCTCTGGCTGTTGACCCGGACTCCGCTACCCAATTGCTTCCGTCTCCTACGATGATGTTGCCATCCGTTTTCGCTAACGAGGAGATGTCCTGGAGGGAGACACTGTAGGCTTGGATATCTGAACCGATAGACAATCCCAGAAGCGTTCTGGCCTCAGAACTAGAAGTTCCACCCGTACCACCGAGGGAAATCGGAACCACCCCAGCCGTAATCACTTGATTGGAGATCGTCAGGTAGTTTCCAGAAACCGTGGCTAACGAAGTAGTCACAGGTTCAAACCCGGTCCCCGTAACATAGTACTTCAGAATGTTATTGGTTGTGTCGTACCAGAGGTCTCCGTTATCTGGAGTCGCAGGAGCATAGGGATTCGTGTCTCCGGTCTTGTATTGGTCTTCAAAGGAAGCCAGTGCTGCTTCTGCATTCGTTTCGGCTGTTTCCGCATTGGTCTTTGCAGTCTCTGCAGCTTCTTTCAGAGTCCTGACGGTCTCGACATCAACGAGAAGTTCAAAGTAACTTGTATTGGTTAGTGCAGTTCCAACAGGAGGATTTGTCTTTGTGAAGTAAACATTATCTGTAGAAGCATCACGGACCAGATCCCGGACTACATACGAAGCAGAACCAGAATAATCACCCCGAAATGTCCCAATCTCCTGCGTGGTCACGAATGCCCCGGTGCTGTCGAAAGCCAGTAGTTTCCCGGCTAGATCTGCAGTTCCGGCTGCTAACTTTAGTGAAGTCGTGTCCGTGTCATTGACCGTGTCATCGAATCCTACTGCCTTATCAACAAGTCCCTTTACCTGCTGACACATCATGGTCAACTTATCGAAAGCGGATTCTAAGGTCTCGGCATCCAGAATATCGTTGTTGGCGTAATCGGTAGTCTGAAGGAAATCCGTCTCCCGAAGGATCGTAACCAAAGTCCCGGTAGCTGGAGCAGTCACAAAAGTAACGGTTCCTGTGCTATCCGGATCAGTCAGAGTGTAGTGCGTGGTGATCGTCTGTAGAGTGTCATTCAGATAAACTTTGATCTGGGACTTCTCGGTGTACGGAAAATTGACAGTAAATTGAGTAGCAGTCCCTGGGCTTTCTTGACCGTACTGAACCTTGTTCCGGAGTACTGAGACCGTCATAGTGATCCTCCATACGGAACCACTTCTGCTGGAGAGAATCCTGGCATAAAGTTCTGATTGTTCTCTCTGACAAATCGATTCTGCATTCTGGTAAGACTTCCTGGATTCAACATTTCACGGACTTGGTAATCAATCATGTAGTCAAAGGCTGTTCTGGAAGCCCAGAAGTTGACATAAGGAGT